GGAGTTGGCGCATGCGCCTACAAGGAGGTCAACCGATCCAAAGATTGCTGACGGCCACGGTGGCCGTCAGCCACCGAATCCACACAATATCCTCGACACCATCCCTGAAAACGCCGTGGTGTCGCCAACCCCATCGACGAAGGATTGATATGACCAAACAAACCGAGCAGGCGGCTGCGGATCCTGAGCAATTGGTCGCTGAACACGAAGCGGCGAAGAAGCGCGTAAGAGATGCTCGAGCGGCGCTGCCGCGTTGGCCAGACGGTGTTGGCGGCGACGACGATTCGGCGACGCTCGTTTTGATTCTGCTCGAGTTGCGCCTGCTGCGCGGAGACGCGACTGCTGCGGGCGCAATCATGGACATAACAACTAGATTGCACGCTCGCCCGAAAATCGGTGAGCTGCAAGCGGCTGCCATCAGCCTGTATCGGAGGGCGCTTGCAGCTGGTGGTAAGCCTAAATTGGATTAATTGCGCTTCGGCTTTTCGAAAAATGCATCGATCTGCCCGGCTGTCGTTTCGAGTTCTTCGAGGATGGCGTAGACGATTCCAGTGTAGTCGCCAGTTGGCATGATTTTCAACTCTTTGCCTTGAGCTCTTGCGAAGCGCCGTTGTTCCAAAAGAGCTTCGCGGCGGAGTTGGTTGGCGAGTAGAAGTTTTGCGTAGTCCATGAGGCTTCCTATGTCCTGTTATTAAAGTTGTGGAACGGAAATAGTAGCGCATTTGGCAAGCCTCACCCCATTTTAGTTTTCGGAAGTATCACATTGCCTTTATTGAATTACCTCATTTTCCTGATAGGTCAGCACATGCATATTCTCGACGCCTTCTATAACACCGTGCACCGCGCCGCTGGCGGCGTTGAGGCGCTGGCCATCCGCTTGGGCATGTCCGCCCAGATCCTGCGCAATAAGGCGCTGCCAAGCAACACCTCGAACAAGGTCCATCTTGAAGAAGCGGATCGTGTCATGGCGCTCACCGGTGACTACGAGGTGCTGCACGCCCTGGCGCGCAACCATGGTTTCGTTTGCGTGAAGGTGCACGAGGATGCGACGGCATCCGACTTGGCGGTGCTGGAACTGGTCGCGCAGGTGTGGGTGGCAAATGGGGAAGTGGGCAGGGAGGTGCACATGACGCTGGAGGATGGCGTCGTGAACGCGAGCGAAGTCGATCGCGTAGAGACGGCTGTCTACCGCGTGAATCAAAGCTTGAGCCAGATGGTAGCGCGCCTTAAGGGCATGGCCGAGAAATAAGGAGGGTCGATGAATCAACAACTGCAGCAGAAGCAAGAGGAACAACAGGGAGCCGTGCGCGACCTGCCGTTGGACCCGGGCCATGTGATGACCCGGCAGCACTACGAGCGCCTGGCGCGCGAAGCGGAAGCGGCGCGCCAGAAATGAGAAAGGCCCGCGAGGAAGGCGGGCCTTGGGTAAAGCAACTACAAGAGGATGTCATGATAGCACAACTGCGCTTACAACTCCCGTTTGGGAAAGATCACGAGACGGTCAATGCTCGTGCAAAGGTCATTCAGGACGCCATCCTGGCGCGGCTGCCCGATGTCGGGCGCGATACCGTGCGAAACCTGGCAGATTATTTCGGCATTTCCCTGTCGGCCGTTCGTCACCATCTGGAAATTCTGCGCGGTGAAGGTGTGGTGCGTCCGTGCACGCGTCTTAAGGAGCAGGGGCGGCGCGGCGAGCTGCTTTGGGAACTTGGCGATGACGACGAGTTCAGCACTGTCGAAGGTGTTGTGTGGACGCGCGCTGTGCAGATCGGCATGAGCCGCGATCCATTAGTTGCTGCACTGTTTGGACCCGGGGCGAACACATGTGCAGCGTGGGCAAACTGATGGCAGTCACCGCTCCAGATCTTCGCTACCACGGCGCGAAGTTTCGTTTGGCCCCTTGGGTTATGAGCTTCTTCCCTGAACATTCCTGCTACGTCGAGCCGTTCGGCGGCGCCGCCGGCGTGCTGCTGCAAAAGCCGCGATCCTATGCCGAGGTGTATAACGATCTAGACGGCGGCATCGTCAATTTCTTCCGCGTACTGCGTGACCCTGGCTTACGCGCTCGGCTGATCGAGGCTGTCATCATGACGCCATATGCCCGGGTCGAGTTCGATCACGCATGGGAGCCAACAGATGATCCAGTTGAGGCGGCGCGCCGTTTGGCGATCCGAGCGCAGATGGGTTTCGGCTCGGCCGGGGCATCTAAAGGAACGACCGGGTTCCGCATTGACACGAAGCGTGACTATGGCACAGCCCAGCACCTATGGGCGACTTACTCGGCCTCTATCGCCGCCGCAGGCGAGCGTATGACGGGCGTCGTCATCGAGAACCGCGATGCGGTGTTGGTCATGCGCCAGCACGACGCGTCCACCACGCTGCATTTTGTCGACCCGCCGTACTTGGCCAGCACGCGTCAGACAGGCCGCGCCTACCGCCACGAGATGGACGACGAGCAGCACCTCAACTTGCTCGCTGCGCTGCGCGAGCTTAAGGGCTTCGTCGTCCTCTCCGGTTACTCGTCTGATCTCTATGACGAGGCTCTACCTGGGTGGGAACGGCACAGCACAAAAGCACGCATCAGCGCCGGTCGCGGCACTGCCCTGCGCGAGGAATGCGTCTGGTTGAATCCTGCGTGCTCCAAAGCTCTGATTGACCAAGCCCGTCAAAGGAGGATGTTCGCGTGAAGGTCACCGTTAATATTGTCGCGGACTTGCACACTGAGGCATGCCTGCCAGGTCAGCACTGCGATATTTGTCATGCTTCAAGGGAGGTTTTTTGATGGACTGGTTCCGTATGTACGGCGAATTTGCATCCGATCCAAAGGTGCAAAGCATGCCAGAGGCGATGCAGAGGCGTTTGCTGATGCTGTTCTGCTTACGTTGCAGTAACACTCTCGCAACGTTACTGGATGATGAGTTGGCTTTTGCTTTGCGTATCGATGCCCAGGCGTTGGCCGACACGAAGGCATTATTTGTACAAAAAGGGTTTCTGTCGGCGGAGGGTCAGGGGTGGGATCTCGCCAACTGGGATAAGCGGCAGTTCGCCTCAGACTCCAGCGCCGCGCGCGTGGCGAAACACCGCGCGAACAAGAAGGCGCAACTGGAGGCCATTGCTAAACGTCTCGGTAACGTTACTGAATCGGCCCAGAACAGAACAGAACAGAACAGAACAGAGGAAAAACCTCCTGGCGCATTCGCGCCGGCCGAGCTGCCGGGCATCGAATCCGCACCGCCACCCAAACCGAAGGCGGCAGCGGCAACGAAGGAAAGCGACCCTGACTTCGAGCAAGCTTGGGCGGCGTATCCCGCGCGGCACGGTGGGAACCCGAAAAAGGACGCCCTGGCAGCCTGGAACGCGCGCCGCCGTGAGGGCGAAGCCGCGGCGACGATGCTGGCGGGACTGGAGCGGTACAAAGCGCACATGACCGCCGAAGGCAAGGTCGGAACGCAGTACGTCCTGCAAGCCGCGACGTTCTTCGGGCCGGGCAAGCGCTACCTCGAACCGTGGCCGGTGCGGCGCTCGCCGAAAAATGCCGTTGCTGGCCTGATGCTGGTGGCTGGCCATGATCACAGCGCTGCGCGTTCGGCAATGGACGCCAGCATTGCCGCCCGTGGCGAGCAAGCCGCAGGCGATGACGTGAAATTCAACTGAGGAGGCATGCATGGAGAAAATTGGCGGCTTTTTGGCTACCATTGCGGGGCGCATGCAACTGGTCTCGGGAAGCTGTGGCGAGCATGGCGAGGCAAGCGTGCTGGTTCGGACTGAGCGCCCGGAGTGGTACTGCCCGGCGTGCCTTGAGCGCGAAAAAGCCGAGGAAGTTGCCGGCCATCTGCTGCGCCAGCAGACGGAATGGTTGCTCCAGGGCGCGAAAATTCCAGCCAAGTTTGCCGGACAGGCTTTCATCGGTCGGACGGCGGATCATAAGGCAGTCCGGATTCAGGTGAAGGCATTCCGTGACTTCGTCGTCAAGCAGGGCGGCTGGGCGTCTCTCGTCATGATCGGCGTGACAGGAACGGGAAAGTCTTTGCTCGCCTGCGAATTGATCGAGTCGATGATCAAGGCGCTGCGAATTTCGGCGCGCTACGCGACGGCGAGCGGGATGATCTCCGAAATCCAGGCGACCTATAGCAGGGAAGACCGGAGCCAGGAAGAGGTGGTGGAGAAGTTCAGCACGTACGATATTCTGGTGGTGGACGAGGTTGACGCCATTCCGCAGACCGCGAACGCCATGCTCTTGCTGAACGAGATTTATAACCGCCGTTACTGTAACGGCCGTCCCACCGTTACCATCAGCAACCAGCCATTCGAACTGCTCAACACCTTCGTGGGCGACCGCATTTACAGCCGCCTGCATGAAAACCTGTTCATGTGCGCGCATACCTGGGCGGACGAGCGGAGGGCGGCATGAGCGCCGTCGGCGAACGGGCGAACCTGGCCCTGGCGACGCTGTTGGGCTGGACTGAGATTGTCGCGGTTGGCGCCGGGGCGCTGCTTGGTCGCCCGCCCGCCGGCGCGCCCGCATGCCGTGGGCAGGCCGCAGTGCCGGACTGGTGCGGGAGCTGGGATGCGTGTGGGCCGCTGATGGTTGAACACCGGTGTTTTCCCGAGCTGGGCCTGCTCGATCGCAATATCGTCTATGTGCTGCGCGATGGGCGGCCAGTAGGTCACCTGTTGGTCAGTGAATTCCCGAGCCGCGATTACGCGGTCAGAGTCGCCATCGTGTACGCCATCATTGGCCGGCTGAAGCGCCGCGCGCAGCTTGAGGGGATGGTGGCCTGATGGGGGTAACGGTATGGCGTCATCCCGATAGCCGCGTCTACCATTACCGCTTCCAGGTGAGCGGCAAGCGCGTGCAGCGCAGCACCCGGCTGCGCTTTCGTGAGCCAGCGGAGGCGCTTGCCAACGCCGCCTACGCCGAAGCCTTGATTTTGTCCAATGGTGGACAGCCTATCCCGACGCTTCGGGCGATGTTTGAAGAATGGGAAGTGCTACGCGCGCCGGTGGCCAGCGCGGCGCATCGTCGCTCGATCAGTGTGGTGAAGCGCCTGCACCTCTACGACCTGGGCGAGCTGCCACTCAACGAGCTGACCACTGAGCGCATTGAGACCGCCCGCAATAAGCACCTGCAAACCCATCGGCCGGCCACTGTCAACCATTGGCTGCGCGTGATCAAATTGATCGTGAACTGGGCGGTGGCCCGCAAGATACTGCCGGCGCTGCCCTGGAAGGTGCCGATGATCAAGCTGCAAAAGCGCCCACGTCCAATTCTTCCACTGCAGGTCGCCATGGACTGGTTGGCCCAAGTGGACGCGGCGGCCAGGCGCCCGAGCGTCGGAACCGCAGTGCGGCTGATGTTTGGCGCGGGCCTGCGTGAAGGCGAGGCAGCCGGCGCGCGCTGGGAATGGCTCGATTGGGAGCGCCGGACTTACACGCCCGGCGAGACGAAGGGCAGGGAGGCGGAACCGGTGCCGTTGCCGGACTGGTTGATCGACTACCTGGCCCCGCTTCGCAGGGATGAGGGCTTGATCGCGCCGCGCGCCGATGGTGG